TTTCTATTTCTTCCAGCACGCTCACCCGATAACAATATATCAGAGCCAAGCAGTTTTCCAAATATCTCAATACCTCCCGAAGTGTTTCCGCTAATTCCGCTACCATTAAATCCAAAGCCTCCGCCGCCTTGTAGTAGGCCGCCAAACAAATCACCAAAGCCCATTCCAGCCTTACCAAACATTGCCTGGCCAGCCATATTGGTTCCGCCAAAGGCAATGGTCAGGATGGTAGCAAGAATTAAAGCAGCGGCAGCGGTAGCAAGTAATTGTGCTGCCATCATCTTAAGCTGCTGTACAAACACTTCTCTAAAGTTTCCGAGGCGTGTTTCGCCTTCTTCTAATGGTGCAAAGGCTGCCTCAAAAGACATTCTTAAAATGTCTCCGACCATTAGGAACTCATCTCTAAACTCTCTGAACTTATCAATGGTATTCCTAAAGCTGTGGTCAAAGGTATCGCCAAAGTCCTCAACGGTTTCCTCTAACTCTTCAAGCTCAGTATCAACCTCAGCGAATCCTAATTGATGCGCGAGTTTTCCCGTAGTATCTTCTCCAGGATTAAAGGCTTGGTCGATCTCATAACCAACTTGTCGCAAGGTTGGCAATAATTCCTTGAGCTTGTTGTTGTACGATTCAACTGCTTCTCTTTGCTTCTTTGCACCCTCATCGGCTTGAGTTTGCATTGCATCAAACTTATCAGCCCAAGCAGTAATGCTGGGTAGCCCCTTATTGAATTCAACCGATATGGCCTCAACCTCTTCCTTGGTTTCTCCAAATAAACTTAATACAGCCTTAAGTGGATTGGTCACTAAATCTAAACCAAACTTCGTGATGTCAAAGTAAGATTTGGCAGCAACAAAAAGACGCTTGTAGCCCTTCTCTTTATCATCAAGAATAAAGTTGATTTTCGTAAGCCCCTTGTTTGTTTGGTCAAGGAAAGCAGAGTATACGGGTAGGAGCTTCTCACCAATCTCAGTCTTTAAGTTGGTGACTGAAGCACGCTGCTGGTCTACCTTCATTGATGTGGTAGTAACACGCTCACCAACCTTCTCGAACTCCTCATCCATTATAGCGCCAACAGCAGCAGCCATAGAGCCAAGCTCTTTGGTTTTTGCTTGCAGCTCAATGGTAGAGATACCAAGGTTATCAAGAATCTTAACCGATTCTCTACCTAAACCAGTTACGAAAGAGTCAACCATATAATCAACGCTCTCACCCGTGGCTTGTGCTCTACGCTGTGCGAACTCTAAACCCTTCGCAAGGGTATCCATAGGGATACGGAAGTTTTCAGCCTTTACAGCCGTCTGCATCAGCTTTAAGTCATCAACGGTGCCCGCTGTGGCCTTTCTAAGGTTGTCAAGTAGGTTAGGGTCATTGAGTCGATTAAAAGCCGCCTCAACGCCTTCCATCTTAGATGCAAGCTCTATAGATTCAGAAGCAAACTGCTGGATGATATCAATAGCAAAGGAAGCGCCAATCACTCCTCCTAAAGCACCAAAACCACCGCTTAACTTTCTCAAGCTGTGGTCGATGTTGCCCATTGCACCGCGGAACTGCTTTAAGTCCGCGCCAATCTTAAAATCTATATCTGTACGGCTCATTTACCAAACACCTTTTTTATTGCCTCTTGCACCTCTTCGTATGTTGCAGCCTTATGTACTCGCTTTTTGCTATCCCAAGGGAAAACAACCAAGTCTTTCGGCCCCATTCTTTTCTTCGTATGTGGCGCAATGTTTACCGCTGCTTGCCACCTCGTGGTCTCCCATACCAATTCAGTTTGGTACTGAATGCGGTTTTGGAAGCCCTCTCTTTTGTTTTGGAATTGCCGCGGAGTCATATTGTAGAACTCCTCAACGCTCATTCCCATCTCACCCAAACCTATCGCTTCCAGTGCATCCCAATCAAGGGATTCCGAGGCTTGGGTGTTTACTTTTTTTCTTCAGCTCCTGGCTTCACAAAGGAGACAACAAACAATTCCATACACTGCTGAATGATGCTCATATCCTCATCAAGCAAGTCGGCAATGTCATCAGTGTCAAGATCAAAGGGTTGCTTCTCTGCTCTTGCGCCGTCTTTCATTCCCGCCCATACCAAATTGATGGCGTGGTCGATGCTTATGTTTTCTCCTATCTTTTCAAGCTCTTGCAATCCAATGCCGCTGGCATTGCAAAACAATCTTAGTGCATTGAACCCGTACTTTACGGGGTATGTCTTTTCGCCTACTTTTATCAAGTTTGTATCCATTGTTGTGTGATGTTAAAATAGGGAGGCCGAAGCCTCCCTATAATGTTATGCTTGAGTTCCTTGAGTTAAGGTGCCCGTTCCTTGGAATGAGAAAGAGAACGTTGCGTTGTCTTCTACTCCAGCATCCGTAGAAAACTCAGTGAAGTACCCACTACCAGTGTAATACTTCTCGTCAGTTGTCTCTGAACCAAACTCAATAGCTACCGCAGTGCGGTTGCTTAAATAAGTGTAAATATCGTCAGGCGTTGCCTTTCCGGTATTGTTGTACACTACCAAGCCTTCGCCAGATAGAGTCCAAGATTTTTGGCCCTCCAATACTTCCATCCAGCCTGCGCTGTCTTTTGTAGAAATATCACGTGTTGCCATTGTAACGCTTAAAGAAGCGCTTGTCATTTTACCGACGATTTCACCTGCGACGATGATTACAACGTCGGTGCTATTCATTACTGATGTACTTGCTGCCATCTTTTTTTAATTTTATGATTTGACTATTCTAAACACTAAATCAACCGATACCGCAAAAGTCTCCTCATCAACATTAAATACTTCACTTAAAGTATCAAAGCCACACGATTGAACATTCACGCCCTCAATTGTTTCCTTCATTCGCACAAATGTTGTACGTATATTTTCAACGGCAGTTTGCAACGTGCCGTAGTTATCTCCTACAAGTGTAAGCTCAACGTTGACGCTATCAATATGGCTGTCAGCGTCTTTTGAGCCTTCAGGTCGAATGCTTGAGGTATCATAAACGCAAAAAGGTCGGGCACTCGTTTGCGCTCCAACCAAAGGATAAACACGGCCAGCGAATACATTATTCAAGCTGCTGGTGTTATCAAACTTGTACTTTATTACTTTACCAATCATCGCAAACCTGCTCTTTGCCCAAATTTGAGCTTTTTTATTTCTTGCTCCACCTTAACTTTAAAAGTGCGTACAAATTTAAATTGCACTTTACTTTTACCAGTTGCCATTGCTTTTTGTGCAAAGCCTCTGTTGTCTCCGGCGTAATCTGTTCCTTTACCTACTTGAAGCCACCCAAAGTTAAGCATCCCAGCGTACCAACCGCCTTTATCTTTTTGTTTAAATGAACCACTTCTTCTAGGTCCTACACTAGCACCAAAATTACCACGAGTATTTAACTTGCGTGGGAACTTAACGCCTACACTTCTTTTTAATTGTCCTGGCTGTATCTCAACGTATATCTTACCGTTTCGATATACCTTAAATACCTCATCAGCATTTCGGATATTAGCTTTATAAGAAGCAACCATAGGTTTTAAAGATTCTCTTGCTACGCTTTTTAAGATTTTCTTTCTAATCCTATTATCAAGCTTTTTAAGCTTACGCATTGTTTCTTCTACCCCTTCAACGCTTACCTTTACCTTTTCCATTACTGCGCATCAGACCATAAGCATACAATCTTAAGGAATGCCTTGCGAGCATCTGCGGATTGTATTGTATGAATTTTATATGTATTGCTGTTGTATGATATACGCATTTCTTCATTAACATCAGTGCGGTAGCGAATGATAAACTCAACCTTTTTCGTGGCTGCTATCATATCACCCTTTTCTCCCTCCCCATTACCAGTGCCTATCTTCTCAACCACGTTGGCCCATACTGAAGCAAGGGTAGAGAAGCTCTTCACCTCTTGCCCAAAGTTATCCGTAGTTTCACTAAAGTTTTGAATAGTGATTCTACGATCCAATTGTCCAGCTTGGTCTATCATTAGAATGTAAAGATGCGGAATGGGTTAAATAGGTACTCCGATGCTGTCGGTAATTTTCTCACTCGGTCATCTCTCTTGTCATATAAGTCGCTGATGATTAGGAGCATACCTTGCTTTAATGGCGTGGGTATGCTACTCACATCAGTACCCACTACATAGCGGACAATGACTTGATTGATGATTCCGTTAGTCGCAAACCAACCAGCAGTAGAAGCTATTCTTGCTGGCTCACTTATAGTATCAGACACATAGTAAGATGATGCAACCGTCTCTTCCGAGCCAATCTCATCAACATACTTAAGGTTTGTGATTGATTGCACTGGGCCTCTTGATAGGTAAATGATGTCTTTGCTTATCGCATTCTTGTAATTCGGGAAGCCATCAAAATACTCATCAATGGTAGTAGTAACCAAGATTCTACGAGTATACTGCTCGCACATCTCCCGTGCAGCAGAAATCAATGCACCAATAAGCACATCATCATCGCTACCATCAACACGCAAGAAGTTCTTAGCCTCCGTTAATGTAATCGGCTCGCTCGCCGCGGGTGTTACTACTGAATAGGCCATTACCTTTGCTCTTTACTTTTTGGTTTTGACACGGTCTTCTTCGCACGCTTTTTCGGGGGTTCTGCAACTGCATCGCAGTACCCAGCGTTCAAAAATTCCATTGCTCTATCGTTGGGAAGTTCCACCTCCGCACCTTTGCGGAAGCGGAACCCTGAACCAACAATAGTCTTTTTAAAGACTACTTTCATCCTTATGCTTGGATCAAGTGCTTAACTGCACGGCTATCCAATACAGCAGAATCGCTTCTCTTGTAGCTTACGAAGCCAACTTCGAGTTCATCAGCGAAACGCTCATTTAAGCGTAGCATTTGAATACCACCAGCATTACGAACAACAAACTTGCTGAAGTCAGCAGCAATCATTGTTTTAGTACCAGTTGCGATGCTTGACTGCATATCGTTATTCACATAAACTGGAATTCCGAAGATGCGGTCAGGCTGACCCGCTTCCATCGATGGGATGAAGATTGGGAAGTCATTTGCAGCGCCTAAACCTAAAGCACGAACAGCAGCGATGATGTTATCGTGAGCCATAAGACCGAAGCCAGGCTTGTTACGATAAGAAGCATCTACGCTGTAGATAAGGTCTAAAAGGTCATCAGCAGTGATTGCAGAAGCGCCTGCTGCCGTGGTACCTAAAGCTGAACCCGTTACGATACCTTGAGGTTGAGAAGAACCAGTACCATTGCTAAAAGCTGCATTGGTTGCACGAGCGATACGCTCTCCCATAGCTTCAACCAAGAACGCGTTCAAGTCGAAAGCAGAGTCTTGCAACAATTGCTGAGATACTTTTACCAATGAGCTGTAGTTGTAAGCAGAAAGCTGCTTGTTACCAAAGGTCATATCTTGTACCGTTACCGCAGAAGCCTCACCGATTAGGTTAGCGTCAGTTGCAGTATCGTTAATTGTTGGGTAGTCCAACAAACCACCTGAAGCAGTGTTCAACTTCTTAGCCAAACGCTCTACCTCGCCAGTGAAGGCAGTAGCAACATCAAGCTCATTGCTGAACTCTTGAGGTACTAAGAAACCACCTAAGTTGTCAGTACCAGCAACTTGAGTTGCAGTACCACGCTTTTGTACCATTGAGCGCTCTTCAGCAGACAATGAACCAAAGCCGTGACGTAGGTATTTAGAGAATGCAGCAGATGCGTTTGCTTTAGGAGCAGCAGCACGAGCTTCGCCTTCCATTGAAGCGATCTCTTTTTTCATCTCAGCATTGCGCTCGATGATTTCAATTTCTTGCTTGAGGCCACGAGCATCTGCTTCGATAGCTTCAAACTTTGTTTTTTCTTCACCCGTCATAGAACGGTTTTCAGCGTGCGCTCCAGCTACAATTGCATCAGCATCTTTGATGAGCTGCGCGCGACGTCCTCTTAATTCGATGTTTTTCATCTTAATCGAGTTTTAAAAGTTTGAGTTTATATTCAAAGATTTCAATATCAGACATTTCCTCTGCCTCGGCTTTCACCTCAACTTCAGCACCCTCTGACTCAGGTGTATCTTTTCTTATCATTAGCTCGCTTGTTGCATCCGGATATGCAGGTTGCGATACCGGGGAAACATCAAGAAGCCTTGATACTTTTTCTATTATTCTATAAGTTTTGCCATCGCGCTCTTCCCAGCGGTCACGCTCAATTAAGAAGGCAAATGAACTTTGGTTCACATCACCTCGCTTCATCAATTCAACCAAATCATTTGCGTATGAAGTATTTGGTAGGTCAACCTCATAATAAAGCCCTCGGTCATCTGTTGACATACGTAAAGTACCAGAAGATACACGACCTAAAAGCAAGCTTTCATCGTGATTCCAATAGGCTCGCGTATCATTATCCATAACATCATCAAAGGCACCTTTTGCGATTTGCTCATAAAAACCTCCCATCCATTCACTATCGCTGTTGTAGACAGCAGCATAGCCTCGAATAGTTTGACCTTCATATTCAGCGCTTTCCATACGGAACTCACGCTTCTCAATGATGGCTTTATGGTTTCTTACTTCCGCATCAAACTTATCTAAAGTCGAGAAACGGTGTGCAACATTAAGAGCTGGCTTGCGTTCGATGTAGGCTTCCTCCTCAGAAGAGTAGCGGTATATTCTGATGAGAGCTGCAGGGTCATCAGCAGTGCCATTGACTTTAAAGCCACTATCTGCCTCGATTTGTCCATCGCGCTCTATTTTAATAATAACACCGTAAGCGTTTCCGCCGCTTGTGTTCCAACGTACAAAGTCACCAACATTTAAAGCGTCAGGCTCAGCGCGATGGTTAACGGCAATCCCTCTCACTGCTTTTACTACATCAAGGTTGTTGTCGTAATGTCTTGAGATATTAAGCTCTTGTATCTTGGCAATCTTGCTTTCATCGCTTCCAGTAGCGTAAACATTTTCTTTCTTAATGCCATTTGCTATAGCGAAGCCTTGCAAGTATTCATCTTTATCTCTTGCGCTGATAATATACAAATCAGCGTCTTTAGCTTTTTCTTCTTCAAGATATGCTCTGCCTTCTTCTGTATTAAGTGTGCCATCAAAATCAAATGATACACGCTCTTCATCATAGCCAGCCTCTTCCATCTCACCCTTACCGAATGTGATGACAATTTCCTCATCAGTCTCAACAACTGACTTGATATGTCTTTTATCGTCTTTCATTTTTTCAACTGTTCTTTTAGCCCAGCTTAGCATTGCATCACCGCCCCAGGCTGCATACATAATAGAACCGCAAATGTCTTTGCCGTCCTCATCAGTGAACTTACCTTGGTCATAAGTCTTCGATCGAGATAAAAAAGAATAAGTACGAACCACTGTGTCCTTACTTATTGTTTCCCGACCAGCTAACTGGTTTGCTCTTGCCCAACCTACAGGTGTACCACACTTTGTACCATTTTTTTCTTTATGGTCAAGTGCACGCTGTGCAGCATTACTAGCTGCTTTCGGGTAATCGTTATACGGCATCCTCAGTAGTGTTATCTGTTCCGGCCTCAATCATATTTAAGGGTTGCAAATAAACATCTCCTCCGTCAATTGGATCAAGGCTTTCATATTTGCGTATGTCATTAACACTCATCCATCCCCATTGTCTTGCTGTAGCATACGAGCTGTATCGGCTTGATATGTCGCCTCTAAGGAGCCCGTCCATGTTCATGCGTATAAAGTAATCCTCTTGACCAGGGAAGAGCTTACGGTTGAATTCTGCTTCCCAACGCTTAACCCAAGGTAGAATTGTGTTTCTTTGAAACTGAATTCCTTGCTCCTCGATGTTTGCCCGAGTACTTGAGTTCTCTAATGAACCTAAGTAAGCTAAAGGAATACGAAAGAATCTTGCAATATCTTCAACACCAAACTTGCGCGTTTCTAAGAACTGCGATTCTTGTGGTGAAATGCTGACTTTGGTGAGATTCATACCTTCTTCCAATATGGCAGTTTTATGTGAATTGTCCAAACCGGAATAACGACGTGCCCAAGAAGTCATTAAGCGCTTATAAGCTTCGTCCGATAATTTACCGGGATGCGTGAGCACCGCACTTACGTTTGCGCCATTACCAAAGAATGAACCACCGAACTGGTCAGCAGCCAAACCAAGGCCTATGCTTTCTCTCGCTGCCTCTATTACACTCTTGCCAATGATACCGTCAAAGGATAACCCCAATATGTGTATCATCTCCGTATCATCAAAGGTCTCTTTACCTTGGTCGATGTTGTAGAACTTCTCATCCTTGTAGACCTTAACCTCAACGCGGTCAGGGTGTACTGGAATCAATTTAACTGCTTGGCCCGCTTCGTTTCTGCGGATTGCTATAAAAGCATTACCGTGCAAACAAAGGTGCGCTTGACAAACTTCTCTAAAGTTAAAGTCCGTCATCATCGCATTCGGGTGATGTATTAGCTTATTGATAGGGTGTGCTGATGCGCTGCGGGTGCTATCGCCAGCATCTTGCTTCACCTCCCACGGAAGTGATGCAATAGTCTCGGAGATAACACGAACGGCACCAAATACAGCAGATAGGCGCATAGCGCTATCCTCAGTGATTGCAATACCCGTTTTAGATGCCGACCCATCAAACATCCAAGAAGCGGGATTCGCTAATGATGTTGAAGGGTTATTAGGCGAAGAGCGGAATGCTCCAATGATACGCCCAAATAAATTCTGATTATCGGCCATAAAGTAGTGTGTACTTTGTAATTACATAACAAATATAAGTATCGCTAAATGGAAATAAAAAAGCCTCCTCAAATCAATGAGGAGGCTTGCACCGCAAACACACGTTATTAAAGATAAACCAAAACCAAGAAATACTAGAACGGATGCGGTGAGTGCACAAAGCTATTAAATTTAATCCTATTGTGAAGCGCTAAGACCGTAAATCTTACCCTTACATTTTCACGGACTAAATCTTGGAGCACGGCTACTCCATTGCGTAAACTGACAATCTTATATTGCCATCCAAACCGGGGGGAGTACAAATAGTCTCCTACTACAAATTTTTCCATAATCAAACGTTTTGTTGTTGTCTTACTAATATATAAAAAAATTTTAAACATTACACCTGCCATAGGTATTTATCTATGCAAGTGCGGCGATAGACGCACGAGCATAAATAAATATAAGGTGAAATACATTTTGTTTTTTTCTTTTTTACCTATATATAGGAAGAAGAAAAAGAAAACTAACAGCTTTTCTGTTAGTAAGCTCTCCTTTATAAAAACCTTAAACCTTGAGATTCATAAGTACTCACCTTGCTCACATCAGAGTTTTCAACCGTCATCTTTTCACCCAGGGCCATAATCATTGCAACAATGCCGTCAATCTTATCTCCGGCTTTTGCTTTAGAGAATTTTACATTCTCTGCATCATCTCGTTTGACCACAACATTCCCTACCATCCAGCGAAGCATCGAATGACCGCCGTGGTGCAATAGTTTTTTCTTAATCAAGACCTCAGCGTTTTTGATCGGGCTTGTCATAGAAATAAATCCTTGACCAAACGGGTCCATCTCAATACCTTCATCCATTAACTGCTGCACCAAGGAATTAGAGTTCCATCTATCAAAAGCTACACTTTGAATATCAAATAACTCAGCAGCTTCAAATATCTTTCTTTTAATTGTCGCGTAATCGGTTGAATTACCATTAGTAACTATTAACTCGCCTTTAGATACAAAGCTGTCATAGGAGCCTCCTGTTTGCTTTCTGCGGCGTTCTACAGCCGCTTCACTTACGAAAAGATAAGGAAGCACTTTAATACTCTCATCGTCCCAAGGAAATACAAGACAAAAAGAAGTAACATCCTCAACAGCTGCAAGGTCAAGTCCTCCATAACAAGGCCTTCCTTTTAACTCTTCTAAATCTACAGTCCCAGAACTTTGCATCCATTCATCGTCCGGGATCCAGCCACTCAAACTATTTACCCACTGGTTTAAATGCAATTGCCTAAAAGCAATCTCAGTTGATGGTAAGCTCTTAGCCTCCTGGCTCATCTTTTTAAAATACTCCGGCTTAATGCTGATATCGTAATTAGGATTTGCTTTGCGCCAGGTCTCCTCTTCGTGTATATCATCATCAAGAGACGCCTCGTATACTAAAGGCAAAAAGGTATGGTCTTCAATTATACCGCTGCGTACTTTCTTACTATAATCATAAAGCTCATAGCACACACTATTTGGATCAAACATACCAGCTGTTGAAATGCCAAACATTAAAGGCTGCGATCTAGCACCCATTGAAGTTGCCATTACGTCCCACAACTCACGAGACTTGGCTGTATGGACTTCATCATAAAGTACCGCACTTGCATTACTACCATGCAAAACCCCCGCATCTGCCGCTACAGCTTTAAGAAATGAATTGGTACCGTTAAGCACAATCGAGTTGCGGTACACCTTGCAACCCTTTTCCAAAAGAGGTTGGTTCCGTATCATTTGCTTACACACATCAAAGATGGCGTTTGCTTGGTCTCGAGAAGATGCACAAACATATATTTCCGCACCAGGCTCTTTCTCTACGAATAGCAAAGCCAAACCAATTGCAGCAAGCAAGTTGCTTTTTCCGTTCTTACGGGGGATGAACACAAATGAGGTTCTGTATTGCCGAGTGCCGTCTTCATTGACTGTACCAAACAATTGACGTATGTATTCAATTTGCCATTCTTCGAGTAAGAAAGGTTTGCTTGCTAAGTCACCCTTAACGTGTGTGCATACTCTTTCTATGAATCTAATGACTCTATCTGCTTTGTTGCTGTCGTACATTATTCTCCTAATAAATCTTCTAAACTCTCTATCTTCTCCGGTGTTGATAGCTTAGCTCTTGCCGCAGCAGTTAAGCCAAACTCTGGCAACATCTTTTTTAATCTGTCCCAAGAACCGTTCATCATTGCTAGCTCTGGTCTTGGTCTGTGCATCTCATCACCCTGCGGTGTTGTAGTCGCATAGGTTGGACCCAACCTTTTAATAACTGCGCGCGCTGCACAATAATCTTCCCAAGCGTCCGACATCATTTGCAATGCAATGGCATCGAGCTCGGCTACTACACCTAAATCATCAAGGTGCTTGACTAGCCAGTCAAATGTTTCTTCTGCACTTTGATAAGTAGGCAGCTCAGGCCGACCTTGTACTTCAAGTCGTTCTTCGTGTCTGTCTTTTCTGAATGTATCTGCTGCCTTCAGCATTGCCGTAGGCTTTGGTTTTCTTCCTGGCATTATGTTTGTTTTTTATCCTTTTTAAGTTGTTGAGTATCAGTCACTTTTTACCTTTCAAAATTGACACCGTGTGAAAAAAGT